AAAGAATATTTTGAGTGTATATTTCCTGAACCTAAAAACGAGACACTAAAAACAAATAAAGAAGATAAAGAAATTACTAAAAAATTAAAAGGTATGATATGAATATGAAGATAGACTCTTATGATGAATTTTTGAAAGGAAAACAACAATCAGAAAATAACTTCGGATTTAAACCAATATTTATTCCTGATTTTCTTTTTGATTTTCAAAAGTATATAATTGAATGGAACACACAACGCGGCCGCAGTGCTATATTTGCCGATTGTGGACTAGGTAAGAGCCCTATGGAATTAGTATGGGCTCAAAATATAGTACAAAAAACTAATGGAAATGTATTATTGTTAACACCTCTTGCGGTAGGTCAACAGATGAAACGCGAAGCTGATAAATTTGGAATTGAAGCTCATAGATCAAGAGATGGAAATATACATGGAAAGATAACAATTACCAATTACGAACAATTACAACATTTTAATCCAAATGATTTTGAGGGAGTTATTTGTGATGAAAGTTCAATACTTAAAAATTTTAATGGTCATATAAAACATCAAATAAATATATTTATGCGTAAAGTTAAATATAGATTACTGGCAACCGCAACCGCCGCACCGAATGATTTTATAGAGTTAGGAACGTCAAGTGAATGTCTCGGTTATCTAGGTTATATGGATATGCTTAATAAATTTTTTAAGAACGATCAAAATAATAGTGCGACAAATAAACGAGGTAGATTTACTGAAGAAACGAAATGGAGATTAAAAGGCCACGCGCACGAATCATTTTGGCGATGGATAGTATCATGGTCCCGTGCTGTAAGATTTCCATCTGATATAGGTTTCTCGAATGAAGGATATATACTCCCAAAACTCATTGAAATAGAACATGAATTAAAATGTGAAGGTCGATATATAGAGGGGACATTACCGGGATTTGCATTACCGGCGCATGGTCTAAAAGAACAACGAGAGGAAAGGCGAGCAACTATTGAGGACCGTTGTAATAAAGCCGCTGAAATTGTTAATTCACATAAAGGATTTTCAGTCAGTTGGTGCAATTTAAATGATGAAGGTGACCTATTAGAAAAATTGATACCTGATTCAGTTCAGGTTAGCGGTAAAGATAGTGATGAATCAAAGGAAGAAAAACTAATTGCATTTTCTGAAGGCAATGTAAAAAAACTAATAATAAAACCAAAGATCGGAGCGTTTGGATTAAATTGGCAACATTGCAATAGAATGACGTTCTTTCCTACTCATTCATATGAACAATTTTATCAATCAACTAGGAGGTGCTGGAGATTTGGTCAAAAAAAATCAGTAACTATCGATATGATATATACGCAGGGTGATGAGCAAATGATAGGTAATCTAAAAAGAAAACAAAAACAAGCTATCGAAATGTTTGAAAAATTAGTTGCAGAAATGAATAATTCATTGTCAATAAACAATAACATAATATATACAAAAAAAATGGAGTTACCACAATGGCTATAAAAGAACAAAAAATAACTGAAAATTATACTTTGATAAATGGAGATTGTATAGATGCAATGAAAGATATTCCCGATGAATCGATTCATCTTTCTGTCTATTCTCCTCCGTTCGGAGGGTTATATCATTATTCTAGTTCAGAACGTGATTTATCAAATTGTGATTCATATGAAGACTTTTTTAATCATTACCGTTTTGTGGTAAAAGAATTACATCGAATTACAAAAAGAGGACGTTGTACCGCCGTTCATTGCATGGACGTTCCGTCTGGTAATTCTGGAAGTGATTGTCTAAAAGATTTCCCTGGTGATATTATAAGATTGCATGAATCCGAAGGTTTCGAATGGATCGCACGACATTGCATATGGAAAGAACCGCTCACGGTCCGCAACCGCACAATGCAAAAAAATCTTGCCCATATGACTATCGTCAATGACTCAATATATGCAGGAGTTGCCAGCGCTGATTACCTTTTGATATTTAGAAAAAAAGGAGAAAATGAAATTCCAGTTTCTCATCCAACTGGTATTGAATATTATGCGGGTGAACGACAAATTCCTAATGATTTATTATCATATAAAAATTATGATGGTAAACAAACTGAAAACAGATATTCCCACTGGATATGGAGACAGTATGCGTCAAGTTTTTGGGATGACATACGGCTTGACCATGTTCTACCATACCGCGAAGGTCGAGACGAAGACGACGAAAAGCATGTCCACCCGTTACAATTGGATGTAATTGATAGAGTTGTGGTTCTTAGATCTAATCCCGGTGAAATAGTATTTACTCCATTTATGGGAGTCGGCTCGGAAGTTTTTGGAGCGGTAACAAATGGAAGAAAAGCAATAGGGGTAGAATTAAAAGAATCATATTACAAACAGGCGGTTAAAAATTTACAGTATGTTGATGAACATAAAGAAAAAGATATAAGTTTATTCGACGAGGTATCTAAATGAGAGTTTATGTCGCGGGTGCTTATAGTGGAACTCATGTATTGGATATTCTTGAAAACATTAGAAAAGGAATCAATCTATCAAAGGATGTTTTACTTATTGGTCATTATCCATTTTGTCCGTGGGCAGATTTTCTTTTTGATCTTGTATTGAAAGATAAAGAAACTATCAGTATGGATATGTATTATAATTATTCCATCGCCTGGCTTGAGGTATCCGATTGTATGCTGTTGGTTACGGGATGGGAAAATAGTAATGGAACTAAAAATGAGATAGTGAAAGCGCATGAATGGAATATACCAGTATTTGAAACAATCGATGAATTGATGGAGTTTTCAATTAAATGAAATTTGATCCACGCTATTATCAGAAAGAATCAGTCGATAAACTGTTTGAATATTTTAATCGTACTGATGCATCACATCCCCTAATAGATCTTCCGACTGCAAGCGGGAAATCGTTAGTTCAGGCAATGATCGCTGAAAAAATATTAAACGAATATCCTGATTGTAGATTGTTATTTCTAACCCACAGGAAAGAATTAATTCAACAGAATTTTCAAGAACTTATACAGAATATTGGTATAGTTGATGCCGGTATTTATAGCGCGGGGCTGCATAGCAGGGACACTCATAATCAAATTTTATTTGCTGGTATTCAATCGGTTTATAAACGCGCTAAAGAACTTGGTAAATTTAATTTAATAATTATCGATGAGTGCCACTTGGTTAGTAATAAAGGATTCGGGATGTACCGTACATTTTTAAATGACATGTTTGAACTTGCTCCGTATTGCAAAGTAGTTGGCTTAACAGCAACGCCTTTTCGCTTAGATTCTGGGTTATTAACTGAAGGGAAAAATAAAATATTCGATGAAATTATATATCGAGCTCCGCTTAAAAAACTTATAGATGAAGGGTATATCTGTAAACTAGTAGGAAAGACGGGTATTATTAAACCTGATACATCGCACGTACATAAGCGCGGGGGTGAGTTTATAGAATCTGAACTTGAGTTAGTATGCGACGATATGGCGATAATAAGAAAAGCAGTATCAGAAATAAAAGAATTAACGCAAGATAGAAAACATATTTTAGTTTTTTGCGCGGGGATAAAACACGCTGAACACCTCGCCGATGAAATGAATATTCAAGGTATCCCGTGCGGCGTAATACACTCCAAAATATCAAGAGATAATGTTATTGAAGATTTTAAAAACGGAAAAACGAAGGCACTTGTAAATGTAGATATTTTAACCACAGGTTTTAACTTCAAGGGTATAGACTGTATCTGTTTATTGCGGCCTACAATGAGCGCAGGGCTTTATTACCAGATGATCGGACGCGGATTTAGAATTCATCCTGATAAAGAAAATTGTCTGGTGCTTGATTATGCGGGTAATATTTTACAGCACGGGCCCGTCGATAAAATCGATATACAGACTACCGGATACGATGGAGAGACTGGTGTTAAAACGGCGGCAATGAAAGAATGCCCTGGATGCAAAGAGGCGGTATTAGCGCATGTTGCGGTATGCCCGCATTGCGGGTATGAATGGCCGGTTAATGTCGCTGAAATGTCGGTCAATCATGACGGTGAGGCAGCTGCTCTTGCTCCGTTATCACAATACCAACCTCCAATAGAATATGATGTTGAATCTGTATTTTATTATTTACACGAAAAGAATGATAAAATTTCAATGCGTGTATCCTATGGTATAGGATGTTTAAATAGTGTATCAGAATGGATATGTGTAGAGCATGAAGGGTACGCAAAACAGAAAGCGGTTGAATGGTTGAAAGATCATGTCCCGGAAGGATACCCGATACCTGATACCGTCGAAGAATGTTTAGAATTAAAAGACGAATTTAAAAAACCTATAAAAATATTTGTTGACTATAATCAAAAATTTCCTAGAATAATATCAAAATTATATGAGGAGTAATTAAATGAACATACCAGATCCACAGAAAATGAGAATGGATAAAGCACTGCATAGGATAACGCAGTCAAAACGTAGCGGACATTTTAAAGATTTTAGTAATCGTACTTTAAATTTGATGGAAGAAATTGTAAAGGCGGATATTCGGTATGATAAAAAAAACAAAATCAAGTACGAATAATGATGAGAGTTTTTATTATACTATAACATGCCCGAACCCGAAATGCGGTCATGAGTTTAAATTTTATGTTTACAAGCCGGGAGTATTTATGCAGGTCCCTTGCCATAAATGCAATGAGATCATAAAGGTTAAATTATGAAAATTATTGATATTGAAAATATTAAAATACCATCGGTAAACAGAATGCGTATAAAAATGCAAGTTCTGTCTAAAGAATATAGAATATGTAAAAAAAAATTATTGAGTAATTGTATAATTGAAAAAATAAAAGGACCGTATCGGGTTGAAATATATATTGATACCTATAAAGACATTGATAATTGTGTAAAGATTATTATTGATTCAATGGTAGAAGCCGGTGTAATAGATAACGATAAGAACGTAAAACAATTATATGTATCAAAACAACCTATAAAAAAGGGAAAACCTGAAAGTATAATTGTTAATGTTGGAACTATAAAATGAAAAATGAAATAGTAACATACGATAAAAATACTGGCGTTGATATAAAACGCGTTGCATGGTCTTCATTATCACATGAAAGTCAAAAGGCCTATCAATCTGATTTCGATTTATTTTTCAAGTTTGTTAAAAAAGACCCGCCTGAAATTACTCCGAACGATGTTTTATTGTATATCCAGAACCTTGAAAAGCAGGGGTTAAAGAATAGCACTATAAATAGAAAGATCGCGAGCATATCAAAGATGTTTCATATACTTGAAATCACAGGAGAGATAAAAAGAAATCCAGTTAGTATATTAAAAGACCTTAAAAACGTATCACATAAAACATCCCGTGAGATTAAAATATCATTAACGATTGACGACATTAGAAAGGTAACGGCGACACATGGCAATAATTCAGA